TAACACTTTTGTGGTGACAATGATCTCGCCGTTGTCATCGAACTTGACTTTGGGTCTTTCCGTGGCCATTTTGGACCTCCTTCCGTAAGTGTCTATTGGTAGGGTACTTTCTACTTGAAAAAATTTCTCACATGCGGACAAACATCGCTGAGGCGACCACCGGCGATTTTCCGTCTAGGAAGTACCTTTTTGTTTCAAATATTTTAAAAATAATTTTAAATCAATTTATGGTATTTCTTTTCTCGTTAAAGCTAACAAAAAGGACTACGCGGTTGTTCGTAGTCCTCAATGCTTCGCTTCATGTTTGGGCTACTGCCCAGGAGAGAAGTGTAAGTACATGAAAGGTATCACTATGAACTACCCTACAGTGCGTGGACACGGCGCTCGTTTCCGTATCCACATTCATAAGGTAACACAAAGTGCAACTATCATTTCATATCATGTTTTAGAAATTTTCAAAAAGTTTGCAAAAAGACTTGACAGCCATCTTACGTATGCGGTAGACCTGGGGCTCGCTGTAGTGCATCGCCTTAATGACGTCCTTCATGCCAAGGCCAAAGTAGTAGCGATACTCAAGGAATGTACGCTCACAATCACTCGGCACTTGATGGATGATAGCCCATAGCTCATATCGTTCCCTTGATAGTCGCCTTGACTCTTCAAGCAAATCACGATACGCCGTCTTAAGATTTAGCCGTTGCTCATCGGTGATAGGGTACTCACTTCGTGCTTCTTGCTCCAGTCGTTGCAAGTGCGCCTCGACGTCGGTTAGTCGTCTATGACTATCCATCAGCCTTTGCAGTTTACTTATTCCAGGATGTGTCCCCTTACTCGTACGCTTACCCATACGTTCACATCCTATCAATACTATCCTGTGTCATATGTAATCCATCCCTTCTACAATCTTGTACAGCTCATCGACTTCATCCTCTATCGCTTCCAATATATCGGTAGCTTCATCCCAACGCTCGTCATGATACCAAGGATACGAATATGTCTTATCGTCGAACTGGTCATTACCTGCTTCCTTGTATTCACGGATTACCTCTTCGCTTCGTACGTATGCCATCTCGTATTGTTCTTCCAAGTAGTTGACATATCGGACAGTGATTATGTACAGGTCATCCAGGTAATGCCCGTGGTCGTGTAGCAGTTTCTCGAAACTAGCACTGGTATGCATAGGCTACTCCCCAGTAATCCAGCTTAAGAACACGCCTGCCTTCGCTAGGTCCTGAACTTCTTTCGCCGGATCCTTACGTCCTGCTCGAAGGGAATACTTTAAGGCGTTACCCTTGCACCAGCCTTTGAACTCTTCTGGCGTCAATACAGCACGAATGACATCAACGCTCTCAATGGTTAGCCCTGGCAAGGTGTAATGCTGTGGATGATGTACCGCATCGTTCATTGTATCTGTAGGCTTCACATCGGCTACGGATACACCTGTTGAAGCCGTATCCGGTACTACTGGCGCGGTATCAATCTTACCGTACTGCTTAGCTTTATCCTCATCCGTCGCTACGGATACTGTTGGCTTTGCTTTAGGCTCAGCAGGTTTCACCTTAGACGGCGCCTTATATTCATGTTTTAAAGCCTCTCGACATTCCGGGCAATTGACAGCAGGTCGACCTTTGCCAGTTTGTTCGAACTCCTTACCACACACCTTACAGGTAGTCATCTTAGGTGATGGCTCTGGTGTAGTAGGTGGTGCTTCTATCTTTTTGCTGTCTTTTACTGTCTCCGTTCTGTCTTTGCCTTTAATGATACTCATGATATCGTTGAACCCTTCCTTACAGGTAGGGCACTCCTGTTCGTTACCGGTAGCCTTGAATAGGCTCCCACAGGTTTTACATATTCTGCTCATAGTTTAACCTTCCTTCTTAACGCATCGTAAATAATATTCGCGTTCATCCATAACCATGAAATCTGTCACGCGAAATTCCCCTGGTATGCACTTGTCAACATTAACCATGCATACCTCATCATCTCCATCAATCGTAAATGGCTTTTGATAAACGGGTTGCCATGGAGATCTAGCCAATTCTTTCGATATTGTGGAGTATACTTGGCACCAAGTCAGCGCAGACATTCTAGCGCCATCATGAATAAGGCCTGCCACATTTACACACGCATCTGATATTGGCATAACTAGCCAACCCAAGGGTCTATATAATTCGGCATAGCTCACATATACCTGTACATACGCTAATAGTTTCTTCATAGTTGTTATCCTTTCACATATTTATCAACCCGCGCCTTCAATGACTGAAGGACATACTCTTGTGCTTCGTCTTTCTTCTCTAAGGCTTCCATCATATCCTCGTCCCGTGTACCTACGGATATAAGGTGATGGATGATTACCTTTTCATTTTGCCCTTGACGATGCAAACGCTTGTTCGCTTGTTGGTATAACTCAAGGCTCCAATTAAGCCCAAACCATATTACATGATTACCGCCATCTTGTAGGTTTAGCCCATATGCAGTTGATGCAGGATGTGCTAGTAGTATGTCAATCTTGCCGGCGTTCCAATCGAACTCTTCATCGGCACCTTTTAATTCTCGTACACGCAGATCTGTTTTTGCTAGGGCTTCCTTCAACCTGGCGCAGTCATGTTTGAAGTTATAGAACACTAACGCCGGCTTGCCGTGTAGCTGTTCAATAAGCTCCATGAAGGCTTCTATCTTGCAATCATGAATTTCATGGACGTTACGCTCATCATCATACACGGCACCGTTAGCCAACTGTTGGAGTTTGTTGGATAATGCAGCCGCACTCATGGCGGTGATTTCCTCATCCGCTCCAAACACTTCAAGGACGGCATCACGTTCCATGCTTTCATAGGCTTTCTTCGCTTTAGCGTCTAAGACTACCGGCACCGTATCATACACAATCGGTGGTAGGTCTAAATAATCGCTAGCCTTCATAGAAATACATAAAGGCGCTATGGCTGACATAATCGCATCATCTGTATTTGCCTTTGGCTTGTAACTGTAGATCACATCACGGCCTCGTTGGTCTGGGTCAAAATAATGTTCCCTAAATGCGGTGTATGTCTTACCTAATGTTTGGCCACGGTCTAATAAGTAGACCTGGGCCCATAGGTCAATCAACCCATTCGGCGATGGTGTGCCGGTTAACAGCACCATACGGTTGATATGGTTGTACATGTTCGATAAGTCCTTGAATCGTTTGGCACGATGAGATTTAAAGGAACTCGATTCATCGACTACCACCATATCGAATGGCCAGGCGTTCTTATAGTAGCTAACCAGCCACGAGACATTCTCTCGATTGATGATGTAGATATCCGCCGGTGTATTTAGTGCTTGTACGCGTTTCTTTAGCGGGCCTAATACTGTGGATATTCTAAGAATACCAACGCCGTCCCATTTGGCCGCTTCACGTTGCCAGGTCGCTTCCGCTACTTTCTTAGGCGCTATAATTAGCACTTTACGAATGGCGAATCGGGAGTACTTCAATTCGTATATGGCAGATAACGTGATAATCGTTTTCCCTAAACCCATATCCAGGAATAGCCCTATCTTATTTTGATTAACGGTCTTGTCGATACAATATCGTTGATACGCATGCGGATTAAACTGCATTACGCTTTCACCCCGAATTCTTCTGTGAATTGTTCCAGATAACCAGACACGGCATCATCACCTTTTAACACAAATACTTTTTGATTTAGCTTTTGAAGTTCACGGGCTTGGACACCCTGCAACCGCGAAAGTGCGCCTTTGGATGTCTTCAATTCTACGAAATGAATAACACCATTCGGCCATATGACGATACGATCAGGCACACCGACATTGCCAGGGGATACAAACTTATACGCTTTACCTCCCGAACGTTTGACGCCTGCAACTAATTTTCTCTCGATATCCTTTTCTAACATTTCTCACCTCTGGAATTTTTAAACGTTAACATGTTTACATACGCGTATATGAGGGTTCAAATTAAGGCTGTAAAGGACGTATTTTTTCTTAAAACTCTTTGTTTTGATATTTACCAGTATATAATGTTAACAATGTTAACCAACCTATATGAATATAGATAAATACTGACTTTATGCGTTAACATAGTACGTTAACATTCTCCGAATTCGTTAACATTCTAATGTTAACAAAAATACTGATAATGTTAACGCTTAATTGAGAATGTTAACGTTATAATTTCAGTTTTGACTCGTTGATTCTGAACCCTCTTTGATGTCCGTATTCACCAAATCTCATCAACTGACTTCCGCCCATTGTATATGGGGAGTCCGCCAGTATTTGATTAATTTCCCTGGTCTCGATCTTCTTCATGCGACTCGGGTCGTTACCAAAACACTCCCACCATACCTCTGCCGCACAAATACGGTCACGATATACTAACTCTTGACCCTCGGCAGGTTTAGCATTCATGCTAAGATACGTCCTCCTGGCGCTCCGACTCATCACATTCCAATTTAAAGGCACTTTGATTAATAAAAACTCATTAATCAGTCCTGCTTTGGTATTTGATTCCATGTGCGCCTCTCTAGCCGCATCAGCCAGTTTTAGTACAACCGGGTCGTCCTCGATAATGAGGCTTTCCCCGCTTTTATACCGATACAAGGCCTCCGCCCATAACTGGTCTACTTCCCCCGGAAGATTAACGAATATATTCTTTCGTGGAGTCGTCATTTCAAGATCAATAGGCCAAAATCGGCGATTACCTGTAATATCTTTTAGGAATTCATATTGATTCGTGCTACCAAAGAACACACACTGCCGTGGATACTCTTGCGTACGTCGGCCATATGCTTGACGAAATACATCTACTTGACGGCTTAGGAATTGCTTGGATGCATTTTCTTCAGCCCTCGAATACCCAGCCATTTCACCAGCTTCTATAATCCATTTACCTTGAATGCCTTCTGCAGCTTCCTTACCCTCAAAGGTATTTAAGCCGTCAGCGTACCACTTCTTGCCCATTGTGCGGATAAGAGTACTTTTCCCAATACCTTGACCGCCGATAAGAATTGGCATCGTGTCATACTTGCATCCAGGCTCAAACGCTCGCGCTACTGCTGCCGTAAATGACTTTCTAGCGGCTGCACGGGTATACACGTTATCTTCAGCCCCTAAGTAGTCGATGAATATGGTATCTAATCGGGCGATGCCGTCCCAGGATAATCCGTTAAGGTAATCTAGTACTTCATTAAACCCATTTTGTTCAGCGCACATAATGAGGGCATCCATGATTTTATCTTTGCCGGTGATATCATATTTATTTTCTAGATACCACCGTAAGCCCGCATCATCTGCGTCTGTCCATATGCGAAGTCCTGGTGTTGGGTTCCATGGTAGGGCCCCTTTTGCAACGTATCTCGAACCAAATCTATCATAGGCAAGTCTACCGACAAGCGCCGGATCATGATGCATGATTTTAAGCATGTTATCTAATGTGTTCTTAGGTCGACCATTCTCGTCGTACTTTAAAGTCGAACTTTTCATCCAGTCGACGTTCGTTAACGCATTAGGGTCGAGGTCGGATGTCTCAGCGTGAGCCGATACATCCGTGATAATATCAGCAAATACATTTGACGCTGACTCTCGGGCACGGGCCATGTTGAGTTCGTTAACGACTACCGTATCTTGCATAGCTAGTTTAGACATAGCCATGTAAGATGGCAGCTTATGCCCAGGTGTCCCATCCTTAGCAGTCTCGTCTAAGCTGTGGAACTTATGCAGCCGGATAAGGTCAAAGGCATTAACTAATTGACCACTACACGGGTCAGTATTATGGTGACTGAACAGGAATGTATCGTCATCATAGATAACCGCCCCGGCTACCGTTGAGCCAGTAACGAATGTTAAGCGGTCCTCGCTGCCGTCAACATCGACATATGCATGAGGTATGAATTTATCGATTGCCTCACGGATACCATATATTCGACAAAAGGCACCTACGATACCTGGTTTTTCTCTCGGATTAGCTTGCTTTGCAAGTAGCTGCTTTTCATGCTGCGATGCTTCATTACCTGGTACTTGTGGCCAAGAACGCACATCTCGCCAATCAGTATATTGGCCGATCATACCGTCAGTAGATAAGAATGCCTTATCGCCTACGTAATATACATACTGTGCATCATTCGGGCATGATGGCCAATACATGAGCCGAGAAGCTTCGAACGTAGTTCCATCCATCATACCAATGCCGATGAGCTCCGCTAGCTTACGAGCAATAGGCTCATACTCATCAGGTGTCATCGTTCTATCAGTAGGGACGATAACACGTAACCGTGGACGGTGCACCGTATGAGAACGGGTTGAGTAGATGACATAAGCCATGCCTAGGCTGTCAATCGTTCGAGCGACGTTCTCAGTTTCCCCAGGCGATATGGCATCCATATCAAGAGTAATCAAATCACGCCCAGACACGTTAATAGCTTTACGCTGCAGACCGTTTAACGTACCACCAACAAAACCACCTATGTCCTTTAGCTTGCTTTTCTCAGATTTTGGCAATCTGTGGTATTCGTCCACGGTTTCTGTTGTACGAACGGGGATTTTGAGGCGTTCACAAAACTCGGACCACAACATCTCCGTACGGGTCCATTGCTTTGATGTGCGACTCGCACCGATACTGATGGTAATCAGTTTATCGTTTTGCAAGTGTATCCCCTCCTAATCTTTCATATAATAGTCGTTAGTAAATCCTGCGGATGATAATAGCAGCCCGTCTGCCCAAGGTATGGCGATTGAGAATATAGCATTAACATCATCCAGTATTGATTCTGCGTTATCCTTGTTGATTTCAAGTACAGCCTCATCATGGATGTGCATGATAATTTGATATCCAGCATCCTCCAATCGGCGTAACGTTAACGCTAAACAATCGCGAGCGACTGCTTGTGTGATGTTTTCGACTAATTTGCCTCCATAGGTACTTTCAGTAACCCATGCAGCATTTACTTTAGTCTTAAAATGTACAGCATCCTTACCGAATGCATTTTGCTTAATGCTTGGGCTAGGATAAAATAGCTTACGTCCGCTAGGTAGTTCAATCGTCATATAACGGTAACCGTATATTGGATCAATTTCCAAACGGAACATAATGCCGTGGTCAAGGCCTATAGGATTCCCGGTAGTAACGGTGTACACGGCCGCATTCTCAACGGCATACCACAAATCTCGTATTCTAGGCGATGCGTTGCGCCATAAATTTACGATTTCAGGTAATTCCTCCTCATGGAGTCCCATATCAAGAGCTCCCATGGCTTTTAATGCATTCACTCCGCCTTGATAGCCGAGTGCCAATTCAGCGACTTTACCTTTTTGTCTAAGGTGACCATTCTCGCCATGCTTAACAACGGGAACACCAAACATCGATGATGCGGAAGCACAGTATATGTCTCCGCCCTCAGCGAATACTCGCTGCCGCCAATGTTCTCCCGATAACCAGGAGATAACACGAGCCTCAATAGCCGAGAAATCGGCCACACATAATGTATTACCTTCTTCAGCAATAATTGAGGTACGAATTAATTGAGATAGCGTATCCGATACGTCTCCATATAGAAGTTCTAACCCTTGACGGTTTTTGGTTTTAACGAGATGCCGAGCCGTATCAAGGTTCTCGATGTAATTTCTTGGCAGGTTCTGCACCTGGATAAGACGACCCGCCCAGCGTCCGGTACGGTTGGCACCATAGAACTGCAATGTTCCCCTGAGTCGAAGATCAGCGCCCATGGCACTATCAGTCATCGTATATTTAGATACCGATGACTTAGCTAGCTTTTTACGAATCATGAGTACTTTTGCGGCAACGTCATCAGCATCCATCAGAGCATCAGCCACAGTATCCTTAGTTAACTTTTCAAGACTGACATTAGTATTATTGTTTAGCCAATCAAGCAATTGATTTCGGCTGTTAGGGTTGCTAAGCCCCGTGATTTGGTAAGCCTCATTCATCAACATTTCTCGATTTTCCTCATCAATGTATAAGGCACCCTCAACCAATTCATGGTCAATGCGTACACCTCTACTATTGATTTGGATATCAAGATACCAATCTTTCCACGTATCATCAGGTACAGGGAACGAGGCTAATCTGTGATAACATTCCATCTCAGTCACAACGTCCTGGCGGTTGTACTCTATAAAAGCATTCCATTTATCCGTATCGTGTCTAGGTAGATTACGTGTACGGCCACCATTTCGTTTGGTAGGCTTACATGGTGTACAAAAGTACTTGATAAGTGCTTTCCCTGATGTGTCCTTTTTCTTATCCTGAGGTAACCCCAGGGCCTTGCCGAGTAAGGCTAGGCCCATAGGATATCCTAAGTAGGCACCGTGAATCATCGTGCACTGCCACTGATCAACAGATGTGAGTAATCCTGCACGATTTAGACACGTAATTTCAAATTGTGCATTGTAAGCGTGCTTGATTACATCTGGGTTTAATAAATCACGAATTACACTGTCAGGAATTACTCCTCCCTGCGCTAAATCTACAACTTCAACAGGACCAAAGTCGTAGGAATACGCAAATAGTAATATGGCGAAATCAGGCGATTCAGTGTATTTGTACACGCCGAATGAGATATCAGTCGATGAATATGTTTCTATATCAATACTTAGATGCCTCATATCAGGCACCTATTAGTAAGGTTGACCAGTTACAGGGTTAATCCCTACAGGAGCTTGTTGTACAGATTGCTGAGGTGTCGTAGCATATGCCGGTTGTACATAACCTTGTTGAGGTGCTTGTTGTTGCGCAGGTTGGCCTACTGCTACTGGAGCACCAGTATATACATTAGCTGCACTACCTTGAGGTGCACCAAATACAGAGGATGCTGCAACAGGCATGCTGCCCAACGCTTCACCATCGCGTACTTTTTGAACAGGGCCCAAACCACATCCGATACCAGTGGATTGATTGGAGTAGAAGAAGAATCGAACGAGTACATTGACATACATGCCGGAGTATACTTGCGTAGGATTTGTGAGAGGATTACCTTGAAGATCTACTACTTCAACTTTATAGCTAGCATCTTGCGCTGCTGTAAATACCCAATGACCTTTACATTCAGGACCAAACTCCTTACCAGATTGTGTGTATCCATCACCATCATGAATTGGCACTTTTGGCTGTGCTGGAACACGTGCGCCGAATTTAGTACGAGCTGATTGGATAGCAGCTTCGATAGCATTCATGAGAGCTTGGTGTTGAGCTACATCAGTTTTAGGTAAAAGAATAGTAGCTGAATATCTAGGTTTAGCACCAGGCTGTGTGGAATTAGCCCAAGGTTCTAATAGATGGCAGTAGGATACACGAACATTTTGCAATAATACTTCAGTTGGTTGTGGAACGAATGACATAATTAATTACCTCCATTATTATCATTAGATACATTAAAAATTTGCGCTGCAGTAGGCTGATTGGTAATCCGAGGGCGCTTATCGGATTCCTCAACTAGGGTAGGCTTGCCTGCTTTCTTAATAATCATGTCGCCTACCATATCATTAAATTGGGTCTTACCGATGATCTTTTCCATCTGTGCCAATGTTAATGTCTTGCGTTCATATAGAATGCTTTCATCGATGCCTGCTTTGATTAAAGTGTCAATCGCAGCATCGGTGTCTTGAAATGCCCGACTACCACGACCCTCTACGGCTTTCCAGCCAGGGACTGTCACCCCATTAAGAGATTCAGTGAGTGCGTAGTCTTTCATATCCTCGAGCCAAGCAGCGACATCTTTCCCTCGACGCAGATATTCACCGAGTTCTGTCATCGAGATAAGCCGAGGATCATGATTAGCAACTAGCGCACTGTACAATGAGTCGTTTGCATCATATCGGGCTTTACACTGTTGTTTTGCCCTACAGAATCTGCACCAGTCACCGGGTTCAAATTTACCGTTACCAGACATAGCCTCATCTGCGCGCGGTTTGACAAATGCATTACCCCAATCCAGTAATTCTGCTGTAGGGATTTCCCATTCGCTGATATTATTAACACGAGGCTGCACGATAGTCATTTTGACTGTATTGAACATATAGAGTAATCTATATGCGTCAATCGCACCGAGAGCATATAACATCATTTGCGGATTGTGTTCCGCATCAACGACTACCCCTTTTCCGTGCTTATAATCAACGATGCGCAAGGTGTCGCCGGATAGAATAATACAGTCAGCCGTGCCGAATCCATCGGGTACATAACGGCTAAAATCAACGCGTTTTTCAATGGCTACTACTGGAGTTGCCGTGCAACCTAACATAACACCCTTGACATATTCAAGGTATGTTTCCGAGGTATCGTCCATTTCTGGTTGCCACAATTCATCCTTTTTGATTTTGTTGAATTTGCGAGTGTATGTGGATTTAGCCATGGCCGTGGTATACTTCTGTAGTTTTAACTCACACAGTTCATGCGCCAGGGTTCCTTCCTTTGCATACACAGATGTGCTATCGGGAAAGTTCTCCTCTAGGAGAGGGGCGGCTGTACAATGCAGCCACCGGTGTGACCCCGATGCGTTTAATAATGCATGTGATCGAGGTGCCATTAGATTCTTGCCCCCAATCCTCTAATTGCATTTACTAATTCAGGGTATCTCTCCTCAGGTACTTGACCCAAGTATTGAACACCGAATTGTGTCATTAATTGTTGCAATTCTACAGCTTTCCCTGCGTCAAGTAATGGTGCAAGCGCCGCTTGAATTTCAGGCAATGTATACTTCTTAACTTCTTGAGATACCGGAGCGGTAACAGGTGTTTGCGCAGGTGCGGTAACTGTTTGTACCGGGGCATCAGTTGCCACGTTGACAGTTGGTGCTGTAACAGCTACTTGAGTAGGAGTAACTTGTACAGCTGCATTAGGTACCGTCATGGATACAGAGTTTGGTTGCAAAGATACTGTTGTAATAGGCACACCTTGATTTGTATCTTGCGGAGCTAGATTAGATACGAACTCGGAGGGTGCCGCTACTGTAGATACTACTGCGTCCACTATGCCAGGGGCTTTATCATCCATTGCTCTATCGCTATCTACAAAACTTTTGAATTGATTTAACACAGCTTTTAGCTGATTATATACATCTAGTACATTAACTCCTTGAACTTCAACTTTAATCATTATTTAACTCCTCCTGAATATTAATAATTGATTGGTTATAATACGATTCTTTTAGCTCGAACCCTAAAGCCCTACGGCCCATACGAAGTGCCATAACTGGGACCGTACCAATACCAGCAAATGGATCAAGTACGATATCATTTGGATTACTCCACAATTCTATGCATCGAGCCACAGTATCTAGCTGCAGCGGGCAAATATGACGTTCGTCCTTATTATCACGAGCTGCTTTATAATTCAGCGTATGCGTTTGGCGGATATCGGCCCATACAGGATTAGCATATCGGCGCCATACTTGATGGCTATATATAGGCTCCGTATTGTATTTTTGCTTTTTATCAAACAACTCAGGATCGGGCGCAGGTCTTTCAATTCCTTTGATTCCCTCAGGTTCCTCTTGACCGAAAAACTGGGTAAACCCTTCTGGATGCGCGATGGGCTCCGGATTGTCACCAGGTTTACGCAATGTCACGATGTAATCAGGCGCTCCCATACGGCACATGGCAGAATCTTTTACAATTTGCTTATGTAAAAGCCCTAGAGCCTTTGTCCGAGTAGCCTCAATGAGAGGGTCTTTCCAAATCGTGACTCGGGAATGCATCACGAATCCAGCATCCTGAAAGGCTCGAATAATGTCACCAGGAAAGTCTTTCATTCCGATAACACCGTCCCTGGATTTCGTGAGTGGTAAATCCATACAATGGACCGATACTAATCGCCCTGGCATTATTACACGGTATAGTTCTGCGATTAAATACTTGAAATGTTGCCAAAACTCGATATCAGTAGATGAGTTGCCCATATCCCTATCAGAATTAGAGTAGACATACAAGCTACTAAATGGAGGGCTAAATATAGAGTAATGAACGCTATCATCAGGTAGCCCTTTTAGCACTTCTACTGAGTCGCCGTTATAAATTGCAAATCGGGACTCAATTAACTGATTTAGCACGTTCACGTTGTAGGTCCTCCTTTGCTTTCTTATTTAGCGCTTGCAGCATTGCGACTCCAGCAAGGGAGGCTATAGCTTTATTCATGCCTGCGTCAACAGCTAATTTAGTTAATTTGGCTGCTTTTAACTCATTGATGTGGATGACTCTTATGTTATGTCCCTTAGCATAAGCTAATTCCAAGTTGCACCCGGTTGAGTTCTCCCAGCCGTTGCACATTACGATTGCATCGCAGCCACTTAGAAGGTCAATGCACCAGTCTATGCCGGTATCATAATCGACCTTATTGTACAAATGCCCCAATATATGTATGGGTGATAGGAATATGTTATGCGTATCACTACCAAAAGGTTCTTTTATCGGAAATACGCCCATATCGTCCTGCAGCCACTTTAATACAGAGTCAGCATTCTTTTTATTTTTAGCCACCCCTCCGAATGGATGGCTAACGTAAATTTTAGTCATATAACAGCCCTCATTTCTGCCCAGTTAGGTAACACCATCGGCACACATGGATTGTATTCCGTTGATTCCCGTCTAGTTTTAGATAATTCAGTACGAACAGCGTCACGAGTAAGCGCAATCATAGCGTCCCTCATTTTTATAGCATCCGCTTCCTTACGTTCGATGTTTGCTTTAACCGCGCCCTCCTTTTCGGAGATTACGATATATGCGTTCACCTCATGCTTCTGGCCAAATCGCCAGCATCGGCGAAGTGCTTGATAATACTGTTCATAACTATCGGATAGCCCGACAAATATCATATTGTGGCAGTTTTGCCAGTTCATTCCGAATCCTGCGATACTTGGCTTTGTTACCAAACATTTTAGGAATCCAGAACCAAAACCTAACATCATGCACTGCTTTCGAGTTGCCTTATCACTACCTTTGACATCCTCTGCTAGATCAATCATTTCTTTTAGAGTGGTCGATTCATCGTTAAGGTCGCACCACACTAGCCATTGCTCATTAGATGCATTGACTAAATCAGCTGCTGCTCTACATCTTGATTCAAGAGATGCTTTGCGAGCCCTGCGGCGTTCCAGTAATGATAAAGTAGGGACATCCTCACCTGTTTTATCAACAACAATTTCATGTACGCGTAACTCAGGCAATTCATAGCCATCATCTTCATAACCTAGGGATGCCGGATTATCTAGCACTACTGCCCATGACGCCATCCACTCCCAAAAGGTATTCTCTGCATGGCCTTTTAATCGCCATTTAGCGGTATCACTACCATCGTGCGTGAAATACATAGATAGCATCTCATTACGGCTCATAATGCCAAGGAACTCCGCATGATTGCCAAGCTCCATATAGTCATTTGGAGCAGGTGTTGCAGTACATGCCAACCGATATGGTGTATTACTGAATCGATTTATTAAATCCGTACGTACCTTACCAGTAAATGACTTTAGGATACTCGATTCATCAAGCACGACACCTATCAGATTATCGGTATTAAATCGACCCAATTTCTCATAATTCGTAATATTAACGCCTGGTACAATGTCATCATCGGATTCGCATATAGTCACAGGAATATCGAAACGTTCACCCTCAGACTGTGTTTGAGCGGCCACAGCTAGTGGTGCTAATATGAGTACTGATCCACCTGTATGTAGATAAATCTCATACGCCCAGGACAGCTGCATTAAAGTCTTACCTAATCCACAATCAGCGAATATGGCAGCTTTACCTTTTGCCAAAGCCCATTTAACGATATCTCGTTGAAAGTCAAATAGATGTTTGTTTAGCATATCTGTATCAATATCAAATCCATGAGATTCCGACATTTTAGACTTGGAGTTGATGAAAGTGTTATAATTCATTGACAGACGCCTTTACAGATTCATACTCAGTAAGTAATGCCGAGAATTCTGGATTATCTTTTGCAAGTAACCGATACATGGTCAAGCGCTCAGCATTCTTAGCCTTTTGTTCGAGTTTCTTTTCTATGTCCTCCAATTTAGCTCGATCGCTTTCACGTTTATCGCATTTAGAAGTATCGATAACTGCAATGACCTGTTTAACTACATTTCCTTTGAAACCTTGCATCCGAACAGTATCAAGGTCTTTTGCCTTTTTCAAAACACGAGCAATGCCTAAGCCGTTTCTTGATTTAACAACCACCCAATCACCAACACCAATATTATCGATTGGAACGTTTGTATCGGATTCGTAATATCTAAACCAAAATTCATCATAGTCATGAGCTGGCGTATTATTTGGCCAGTAATAATCGCTAGTATCGTAAGTAACTAATAAGAATTCCATAATATGTCCTTTCTGTGGTATACTTTAAATGGATATTTTTCTAATTTGAGCTTGTTGATGTTGCCGCATCATCAGGCTCATTTTTTATGCCCAAATCCTCACATTCATCAGGAATGCAATAATCTCGCTTCGGGCAGGTACTACAATTTCGCAATTTACTCACCACCTTTCTGCTAATTCGCAAAATATAATTACTTTTGGGCTCCGTACCAATTGTGGCCATCATTG